TTGTACAGCTTGGGCAGAAGAATTAGTAGAAGAAGTAGCAAGTTTTCCTTCGGGCGAGCACGATGACCTAGTTGATAGTATGAGTCAGGCGTTGCTTCGCTTTAGAAGGGGTGGTTTTGTGCAGTTAGATTCCGATGAGCAAGATGAGCCAAAGATGTTTAAGTCAAAGCGCAATCAGGGTTACTACAACGTATAGGTTAAATTATGGCAATAGATAAGTCACTCTCACAAGCCCCAGCGGGTTTAGGCGCAATTAATATGGCGGATATGGATAACACCGAGCCTGACTTAGAGATTAGTATTGAGGACCCAGAAGCAGTTGAACTGGACATCCATGGACAGCCAATACTACGCATTGAAAAAAGTGAAGACGAAGAAGGCTTTGACGACAACCTTGCCGAGTACTTAGATGCAGATGAACTAACGCAACTAGCTAGTGAAATTATTGGAGATGTTGAAGATGACATGTCCGCTAGAAAAGATTGGATGCAGACCTATGTAGATGGTTTGCAGCTTTTGGGTATGCAGATAGAAGAACGTATGGAGCCATGGCCCGGTGCCTGTGGCGTATATCATCCTTTATTGTCTGAAACCCTTGTTAAGTTTCAAGCTGAAACTATTATGGAGATTTTTCCAGCACAGGGTCCTGTTAAGACTCAAGTTGTAGGAAAAGAAACTCCTGAGAAAAAACAATCCGCCGAGCGGGTTGCAGATGACATGAACTACCAACTCACTGAGAAGATGGAAGAGTTCCGTCCTGAGACTGAGCGTATGTTATGGGGCTTAGGTTTATCTGGTAATGCGTTTAAGAAGGTCTACTATGACCCAAGCAATGAGCGCCAAGTTAGTATGTTTGTACCGGCAGAAGATTTAATTGTTCCATACGGTGCATCAAGTTTAGAACAAGCTCCCCGTGTCTGCCATGTAATGCGCAAGACCGAGAACGAAGTTCGCAAATTACAAGTAGCAGGCTTTTGGTTAGACGTTGAGCTTGGAGAGCCTACAGATAGTTTTGATGAAGTAGAAAAGAAGATCGCCGAAAAGATGGGCTTTAGAGCCACTACGGATGATCGTTATAAAATCCTTGAAGTACAGATTGACCTCGACCTAGAAGGTTTTGAGGACACAGACGAAGACGGCAACCCTACGGGTATTGCACTGCCATATATTGTGACTGTCGAAAAATCCAGTCAGCAAGTCTTGGCGATTCGTCGTAACTGGAGACCCGAAGATGCAAATAAAAAGAAACGTAATCACTTTGTTCACTATGGCTATATACCCGGCTTTGGCTTCTATTGCTTTGGTCTTATTCATCTTATCGGTGCATTTGCTAAATCAGGCACTTCCATTCTCCGCCAACTTGTTGACGCTGGATCGCTTAGCAACTTGCCAGGTGGCTTTAAGACCCGTGGCTTGCGTGTTAAAGGAGACGACACCCCCATCGCCCCCGGTGAATTTAGGGACGTTGATGTGCCGTCCGGGTCAATCAGGGACAATATCGTTCCCTTGCCTTACAAAGAACCCTCAATGGTTCTTGCAGGTCTCTTAGATAAAATTATTGAAGAAGGTCGTCGCTTTGCATCCGCAGCGGATTTAAACATAAGCGACATGAGCGCCCAAGCTCCCGTAGGTACAACACTAGCAATTCTAGAACGTACCCTCAAAGTCATGTCCGCAGTACAAGCTCGCATCCACTATTCATTTAAGAAGGAGCTCTGTCTCCTGCGTGACATTATTCGTGACTACACCCCCGATGAATATAGTTATGAACCCGTCGAAGGCTCACGCAGAGCTAAGAAGGAAGACTATGACAACGTTGATGTAATTCCAGTAAGTGACCCAAATGCCGCCACAATGGCACAGAAAGTTACTCAGTATCAAGCAGCACTACAATTAGCTCAAGGAGCGCCACAGCTCTATAATCTTCCATACCTCCATCGCCAGATGTTGGATGTATTAGGCATAAAGAACGCTAATAAGTTAGTTAAGCTGCCAGAAGACCAAAGACCTGAAGACCCCATCACAGAAAACCAAAATGTTCTGATGATGAAACCAGTCAAAGCGTTTTTGTATCAAGACCATCAAGCTCATATTGCTGTTCATCAAGCAGCAATGCAAGATCCAAAAATCATGAAGCTAGTAGGTCAAAACCCAAATGCCCAAGCGATGCAGTCTGCGATGCAAGCCCATATTAATGAGCACATTGCGTACGAATACCGCAAGCAAATGGAAGAGCAAATGGGAGTTACTTTACCGTTCCACCCAGACGAGGAAGATGCAGACGAACGCACAATCCCAGAAGATATGGAAGTTCAAATCTCTCAACTCGCCGCTCAAGCCTCACAAATCCTTCTCCAAAGAGACAAAACGGAAATGGCTGCTCAGCAAGCACAACAAGCTGCGCAAGACCCAATTATCCAGATGCAAATGCAAGAACTTAAGATCAAGCAAATGGAAGTCGATATTAAGAACCGTAAGCTTGCCGCAGATTCAGCAGCTAAAGCCGACCAGCTTGAAATTGAGAAGCAACGTATTGAGTCACAAGAGAAGATTGCAGGCATGAACGCTACCCTTAAAGCCCAAAAAGATCAGCATGATCGCATGGCTAAACAAGAGGAAGCAGGAGCAAGACTAGGCGTTGAAATGGCAAAAACAAAACAACAACTAGATCATCAAAAAGAGCAAGGCTTTTACGGACGCCAAGCTCAGCAGCAAAAACAATCGCCAAAACCTCAGAAAGGGAATAAATGATTGACAAGTATCTTGATCGTGTAGTCCAACAACTAGACGAAAAAGTAGGGCGGCTACAGGAAGCCGTTGGTGGTGGAGCAGCTAAAGACTTCTCTGAATACCAGAAGATGTGTGGTGAAGTTCAAGGTCTATTGACCGCACGTCTATACATAACAGACCTAAGAAAAGCACTGGAGAACTCAGATGAGTGAAATCCTTATCGGCTCAAACCCCGATAATCCGCAAATAGTAGGTGTAGTAGATTTACAGGCAGCAAACGAAGAAAAAGCACGACAAGTCCCAACTCCATCAGGGTACAGAATCCTCTGTGCAATCCCCGAAGTGGACAAGGAATTTGAAAGCGGGATTCTTAAAGCCGACGACACAATTAATTACGAAGAAAAGCTGGCAACGGTACTATTTGTAGTTGGTTTAGGTCCGGATTGCTATTCAGACAAATCCCGATTCCCTAACGGCCCTTGGTGTAAACAGGGTGATTTTGTAATTGTCAGGCCAAATGCTGGTACACGATTACATATCCACGGTAAGGAATTTCGTATGATTAATGATGATTCTGTTGAGGCAGTCGTACAAGACCCTCGCGGAATTAGACGTGCTTAAGGAGCAATAAATGCCTGATTTTAAAGATGAAGAATTTAAGTTTCCAGACGAAGTAGAAATTGAATCTAAGGGTATTCCCGAAGGAAAAGAAGACGATTTTGAGCTTATTATTGAAGACGACACCCCACCAAAAGACAAGGGTAAAGAAGCAATCCCTAAAGAAATGGTGGAAAAACTAGATGCCGCCGACGATGAAGAAGAACTCGATGAAAAAGCCCAAGCCCTACGCTTAAAGCAGTATAAAAAGATTTACCATGATGAGCGTCGTGCTAAAGAAGCTGCATTTAGAGAGCAGCAAGAGGCTATTACCTTAGCTAAAAAGGTCATGGAGGAGAATAAAAAGCTTCGTGAACAATATACCGCAGGTGAGAAAACTTATCTTGAGACCGCTCAAAGCCAAGCCGACTTACAGATTCAAATGGCGCAACGTACCTATAAAGAAGCACTGGAAAGTGGTGATCCAGATCGCATCGTAGAGGCACAGACCGCACTAAATGATGCTGGATACAAAGCTCAGAAGGTAAAAGACTTTAAACCAAGTACTTTACAATCTTCTGAAAATGATGTACAAATACAACAAAGTGAGCAACAGCGACCTAAGATTGACCCCAAAACTCAATCTTGGTTGGACCATAATCCATGGTATGGCA